TTGACCTTCTTTGTTAGTCCATTTACGAGTTTGTAAAGAACCTTCAACATATACAGAACTACCTTTTCTTAAATACTCACCAGCAATTTCAGCTAATTTACGGTATAAGACAACGTTATGCCATTCTGTTTTTTCTTGCTTTTGACCTGCTTTATCTTTCCAACTATCGGTAGTAGCAATACTAAAATTACATACTGCATCACCATTAGGCAAAAACTTTAACTCTGGGTCTTTTCCTAAATTACCTAACAAAATTGTTTTATTTACTGATGCCATCTTTAAGCTCCTTAAGTTTAATTATTGTGTTATCCACTTCTTTTAGAAATGTGAGTATTTCATCAACTAACATTTTAATGTATTCATCATCCCTGTCAAGTTGTTTGACGAATAATACCATGTTATCTGGGAAATTTGGGTTATAACTTACAAAGTGTGCAAATCTAGCACCTGTTACTGCCATTTGCCATTGTATCTGAGGTACGTATTTACTAGGCACTTTATCTGTCATTAGGGTAGTAGTATGCGTAGTTTCTATAGGGCATTTAATTTCTAATATGCCTTCACCGTCAGCAATCATTCCATCTGGACTAGCACCACTCATAGCAATAGTTGGATGGTCTATAAAGCCAACTTCTTTCACTTCGCCATATTTAAGTTCATACAAAGTTCTAGCAGTTTCTTCTCTGTCAATACCATCTTGCATAGCTTGATTAATATAAGTATCAGCTTTCTTTCCTGTAAGCCTTTCAGTTACAAGTTGTGTAAGATAGTTTTGACGAGATGTAGATACACCTGTTTTAGTCTTTGCTATCACATCTGCTACACGACTAGCTGTTACTTTGCCAAGTCGTGCATCAAACCATTCTTGTGTGCGTTGTTCCATTATGCAGCCTTAAGAGTTTCTACAAACTCTGCACATTGTTCTTTATCTTCTCTTGACATCTTTGCATATACTACTCTAGCAGCTTCAATGCCTTTATCAGCATAAGTAGATTTAAGAGTTTCTAGTGGGCTAACATCTGGTAAATCTTCACCGCTATAGATATATAACCCAATACCATGTAATGCAATAGCTTTAGCTAAACAACGTTGCATAGCTGTATTTACAGCCATAGCATCTGGGTTCTTCATAGCTTTATTAGAAAAATCAAGCACAGGTAATTGAGCTGTCATAGTTTTACCAAATGCTGTAACAGAACAAAAGACCATAAGTGTTTCACCAAATTGCACAGGTTCTTTATATTCCCATGTAGCAGTTGGGTCTTGTTGCAATAAAGTATCAACCGCCCATGACCATGAAATATAATTAAATTTACCTTTCTTTTCTAAATGTTCTGATACATCAATCTTACGTAGTTCTAAATACTTACTCATTTGTTGTCTCCTGTTGTTTTGTCTCCATCTCGTGTAGTTGTTGCATCACTTGTTGGTAAAACATTAATTCTTCCATTTAATCTCTCCCTTTCATCAAATCTTTTATTAAGTTCTTCTAAGTCTTTCCATACCTCTGGTAATATTTCAGCTATACGCTTTAAACCATTCGCCATATTATATACCCCCAAAATACAAAAAGAAATAGCCATAAGTATTTATTCATCATGCTTTTCCTGTTGTTCAAGTAAATGTTCAGCCAACTGTTCTTGTTGTTCAAGTCTTTCCATATCATCTAAATATGCGTCTGGGTCTAAGTGTCTTTCCATTATATTGCACCTGCTAACTTACCCATAACCCATATACATAAAGCTACGTAAGCCCAAAAAGCTATTGCAGTAATAATCATTGTTTTAATACTCATGTTTCTCTCCTGGTTAAAATTACAATAGTTATCTTAATGACCTAAAATAACTTGTCAAGTATTTTATAGTAAATAACTAGAAATAAAATAGTTTGCAAATAGAAATACATTGTGGTAATGTTTTGCTCCATGGAGATATTGCGTTACATTATATTAGATGAATTTGATGGAAAACCTCTAAGAGCCTTTAGTAACAAGGCATCTGCACTATGGTTTCTTGAGAATAGGTCTAATTGCAAGCTCCATATTCTGCCTAGAACGCCTAAAGCAAAAGTCGTGCCAATGTCAGAATTATATGAAGAATGTTTATTTTAAGGAGAGTATATGAGAATTAAGAATTGGGAGAAGTTTAACCTTTACAAGCCTAGAAACCCACGTTATCAAAAAAAGATGACATGGTTTAAATTTTATGGTACGGATTATATTAATGACATAGAGATACATAAGTTATCTTTTGAACAAAAAGCTGTTTTAGTGGAGTTATGGTGTCTTGGTTCTGAAAGTGATGGCATACTACCTGACAACTATGAGATAGCTTTTAGACTTCATTATCCTATTGACTTTATTGAAAAAATAGTAAATGAACTATTTACTAGAGGTTGGCTAGAGGAAAACTATCAACCTGCTAGCATAGAGAAGAGAAGAGAAGAGAAGAAAAGAGAAGATATATATGTCGTTAAAACGACCAATAGGTTTTATGAATTTTGGGAAAACTATCCTAATGTTCGTAAAGTCAACAAGAAAACTTGTTTAGAAAGATGGGCTAATAAAAATCTTGACGCTATAGCAGATGAAGTGATAGGGTATGTAAAAAAAATGAAAGATACTCAATCATGGAAAGATGGTTTCTCACCAGCTCCATTAACGCTATTGAACCAGGAAAGATGGAATGATGGTGAAATGCCAACAGAACGTAAAGTTTGGGAGGGTGGTATATGAAACAACATAAAAAGAAAAAGAAATTAACTAGAAAAGAATTAATCCGTAGAGCAGATTGGTATTACAACAGATTAGCAGCATTGATGGGAGCAAGATAATGAAACAACATAAATGGCATAAAGAAATAAAGATTACAGAAAGGGGTTGGGTTGGTCATTTTATTTGTGGTCATGAATGTAGATTCAGAAGAAATACTTTAATTGAGTATGGTTCAGAAAGAATTATTGTTTCTAGTGTTGGAAATTTATATTCTAATGGGAAATTAACAACTGTTGGATATGATAGATATTCTGAAACAATGGCTTTTAAAGCAAAAAAAGATGGAATTTATTGGGAAATAGATGTTACTAATCAAGTTAATTTTGATAGTGAATGGTCATCAAATATTATAGATGATGATACAAAACTTGATGAAATGCACCAAAATGTTGTAACTGAAATATGCGACAAATTACAAAAAGGAAATATAAAATATGAAACAACATAAATGGCATAAAGAAATAAAACATTTGGCTGATGGTGGTGAAATAGAATACAGAACTAAATTAGGTAAAGGTATTTGGAGTGATTGGTCAGTTTGGGATGAAGATTATTTTCCTGAATTTAACAATGATGTATCAGATGAAGAATATCGCATTAAACCACAACATAAAACTCCAAAACAAGCATGGGATGAAGAACTAACAAGAAGCTACAAAGAAACTATCATTGAACGATTAAGAAATGATGATAAGTTTTATGATGAAGTGTTTAGTGCTTACGATAATGTTAAAGACCATGAAATTAAACCACAACCTATATCAAGCTATAAAGGTGACCCAACACCAACCCATGTAAAAGAACCGAAGTATTTGTATGTGTATTTAGATGATAACTATGAATTTTCACCAATACCTTTAACAGGCGAATGGGAATACATAGGCAAAATTAAACTAGAGGACTCCGAATGAACATAGGAGAGGCATTAGATAAACTAACAGTCAATCAGTCTGTCATTACTGATTACTACGAACAGGAGTTTAGTCATGCAGAGTTTAAAGTTAAAAGTACGGATATATTTGCTGATGATTTGGTCAAGTATTTTGGTGAGGAAATTCATAGTGGTAAATCGTTGGGCTGGATTAAGACGGAAGATAAATTTCGTGTTAGGCAAGCCGAGCTAACAGTTCTTACCGGAGTATCAGGTCATGGTAAATCTATGTGGCTATCACAAATAATATTATCCATGATGAAACAAAATACTAAATGCCTAATAGCTTCTTTAGAAATGAGACCGGTATTAACATTAGCTCGTATGATTACACAGACTTTAGGTTCACCAGAACCGACAGATGAGTTTATAACTAAATGGGCTAATCGTGCTAAGGATAAATTATTTATTTACGACCAATTAGGAGTAACTACTTCACAAGATATGTTTGCTACGCTTTATTATGGTAAGCATGTTTTAGGTTGTGATGTATTTGTGATTGACAGTCTTATGAAAATGTCTGATATTTCAGAAGAGTCTTTAGAAAATCAAAAAAGATTTGTAGATAGATTAGCAACAACATGTCGTGATTTAGACATACATGTATTTTTGGTAGCTCATACTCGTAAGATGAAAGATGAAACAGAGATACCAGATGCAACAGATATCATGGGAAGCTCTTTAATTAGAGCGTTAAGCGACAACATAGTCTGCGTATGGCGTAATCGTGCTAAAGAAAAATTAGTAGAAGAAGGAAAGACACCCGAAGAAGAACTAAAGATTATTCCTGATTGCAAGGTCTTTGTTCAGAAGCAGCGTAATGCACAATGGGAAGGTAGTTTTAATTTTTGGTTTAGTCAAAAAGGATTGACATACAAGGAGAGTCCAAAATGACAATAAATGAATTTCTAAAAGCTATACAAAAAGAATTTGGTCATGTAGAATATAAAGCAACTTCCAAAGACGGACAAATATTTAAAAGCAAAGGATGGAGAGATGATAAAGTGGGCATTAACAAAAGACAATTTACCAATGCTAGTGGAGAAGTTAAAAAGTCTTGACTTCACTCATAGATGGCGTGTAACAGTAACAGACGCTAAGCTAAA